GCACCGGCTGCGCCGATAGTCCGCCACCGAGAAGGCGAGAGCCAATCCCGGCAATGATTGCGTCTAACTTTTGGGGATGTATCAGCAGCGGCGTGTTGAACACGCGGGATGCCAGGTGTGGGTATTGCAGTCCGTTCATGCGTCCGCCGTTTGTGTTTGTGACGTGCGCCCACGGGACTCGCCAGAAGGCTCATCCAGGTCTTCGTCTTGGTCATCGGTTGCGCCCGTTTGCGCCGTGGACGACATGGCACCGACATCACCCTGCGTGAGTCCGCGCGCTTCCATCATTTGCTTCTCAAGCGCCCGCTGATCCAGCACCTCTTCGTAGTCAAGACCCTGTTCAGCGCACTCCTGCTCAAGAGTGCTCACGTTGCCTGACATGCGAATCTGGCTGGCATTGGCGTCCTTGACTGGATCAACCCAGCCGCGCCCACCGAAGATGAAGCGCGCCCGCGTGTAGGCGTACTTGTTTTCATAGAAGCCGGGGGCCTCAATCTGGCCGGCGTTGACCGCCTCTTCAAGCCACAACTCGTAGAGCGGACGAAGCCAGTAGTCGGTCAGCCAACGGCGGCGGCCATTGAAGTAGCGCCAAGCCTCCAACAAGGAGGCGCGGGCGCTGCTGTAGTTGGTCTTGCTGAAGTCTTTGACCAGCAGCTCGTAAGGCATATTCATGCCCGCCGCAATGCTGCGAAGGCTGGCGAGCATGAATGCTTCAAACGATGGGTTCGGGCGGCCTGGCGAGAAGCTGTTGAGCTTGGCGCCGGGTGGCAATGGCAGGATTGCAGCGCCTTCCATGTGACGAACATTGGGTTTGCGGCGCATGAAGTCGCCCCACGTATCGCCCAGGTCCTTGCCGAACACGGCTTGCACCTCTGATTGATCCATATCGGACTCAAGAAATGCGGCAACTAAGGAGTTGGCAAGGCTGGCCTGCAGCTCGTTGCTTGCGTATTTGCCGGCCATATGAAATTCGGCCATCACGCTTGAGACAACCGGCCGTCCGCGGCTTTGGCCGGTGCGCTCCTTGTCATGCAAATGGATCACGCGGCGGCGACCCCATGGCGTGTAGGCAGGGACAACCTCGTAGTCCTGCATTGACGAGCGAATGCTTAGCAAATCACCGGGGTGCTGCCTCAAGATGCAGTAAGAGACGGGGGCGCCGTGCGTGTCGAACTTGATCCCGCCTCTGATGTCCTGACGGTGCATCAATTCAAGCGGTGTAGCAAGCCGATCGGCTTCAACGAGCTGGATTCGCGTGCTCCACGCTGCTCCGCCTCGGGGGAGCCACAATGGAAGGCCCACGGCGTCACCGTTGAGCATCGATCCGCCAAAGGCTTGAAGCGTCATGCCCAGGCCATTCAGGGTTCTTGCCGCATCGCATTCGGTCGTATCAAACCACGTCCGAAACTTGGCCTCGGTGAAGTTGCCCCACTCGCGGGCCTGATCGCGGGTCCAACCCAGAAGCCGGTAGTCGGGAGTGGCAGAAAGTCGAAGCGTTGCGCCGACCACGTTGTCGCGCAGCGTTTGAAGGCCGCCCGCCATCAGGCCGTTGTTTCGGCCCAGATCGCGCGACCGGGACATCATCGTGCCCAGCTCAGGCAGAAGATCGTTGTCTGCGCTGCCTGGGAATGGATTCCAGTTTGAGAGCGCCATGCTGTTGGCGGCGGCGTTGTGCGCGCTCATGCTTGCGCCACTCGGACCCACCGGCTCGCGCAAGGCTTGCTCGGGTTGGCTGCCGCGGATGGATTTACGCTTTGCCACGCAATCAAACCAAGTAGATTGGGGCTCGGGCATTTGACCCCGACAGGGAGCCGGATGCGCCACGACGCTCCAACTCGGAATTGATGCCGCCGATCTCTTTTCGGATTTGCTCCGATACCTGCTGGTACTCTGCGGCGTGCGTGCCACTGGCAACGCGGCTGGGGGTTGTAAGCCGAAGCTCCAGAGCGTCAACCAAGCGCGAACGCTTGGCCGTCAGGTCTTCTGTGCTGATGTGGCTATAAATTCCCATGACCCGGACTGTGCCGGGCTACAAGTGAAATTTCGATGTGAAACTTTCACTGATTTGTTTCACTCTTGAACGATTTGCCGAATTCGCCTTGGCGAAAGTCCGGCAGCTTTTGAGAGTTCGCGCAGATTGTCGCCGCGCCAGTTCTGGCGAACCCAATCGCGCATTTTTCTCCGCTGCAATGCCGCCGTCTTCGGCATGTACCACTGGCCACCTCCAAGCCTCAGAAGAAGGCGATCAACAAGGGCTGCGGCCTGCGCCTCGCTAGTGGCATCACCAGCCCCGAATGAAGCGGCCACCGCTCGCGCTTCGCACGCAATGATGTTCATGACATCTTCCGAATAGGATGGCTTTTCTGCGCATGTTTCGCGGTCGCTGCTATTCATATTTGCTCCTGTTCAAACTTTCTTAAAACTCAATTGCCGTAAGCCATGTCGAATATGCTCACGCGCTCAGGCTGGCTGCCGGTGGGCGCCTCTCTTGGCTTTGATGGAGCGCTTGCATCCTCCTTTCGCTCCGCAATCTCTTTTGCATTGACATCGATCACAGAGTGCGTTTCGGTCGCGGGCCTTGCCGGGCTATCAACCGGCACAAACTGCTCTGGATCTAATTTTTTCTCCAGCCGCTCCCACTGTCGCTCGGTGAACTTGTGATGGTCAAGCGCGTGGCTTACGAACAGGCAGTAAACCAGCGTGTCCAGCGGCTCGTTTCGGTCTCGAACTTTGACCCACCGATGCTTCAAGCCGCTGGCAGTGCGAATCTGCCGGCGCACCTCGCTGGTCAAGCCCAGGTAATACTGGCTTGGCAATCCCTGGCTGAAGTGGATGTAACCCGGCCCGGCTGACTTGAGCGTCAGGCGCGAGAAAATCAGGTCTTTCGCGGTGTCGGTGCCCACCCACCACAGCTTCAGGCCGCGTTTGATCACGCGCCCTTTGTGGTTAACATCGACCGTGCTGGCCTTGCTCTTGATGGGCTTGCCGTCCACGCTGTCGCCCTTGAGCGCAAAGAACTTCTCGGCCGCGTGCGTGCGGCAGAAGTTGTAGGCCTGGTGCGTGTGGTTGCCGCCGGTATCGACGCCCACGCCGCTGATCATCATCGGGGCGCCATGCCAGTGGTAGAACGTGCTCTTGAGGTACGGGTAGAGCTTGCTTTCCCAATCGCGTTCATCGCCGGGGTTGCCGTCGAACTCGACGTAATCCACGATCCAATGCTCACCGGCCCGGCCCACTGCCATGACGGTGACGGCCCACCACTTGTCCTGTGTGTCAACCGATGCCACCAGATCCAGCCCGCCCACCGGCACGCGGCGCAGCGGGTAAGGCTCGGCGCGGCGCTGCAGTTCGTGGCTGTCGGTCTTTTCAACCTCGTCTTCCCACGTTTCGCCGCGGGTTTCGTTGACGAAGCCTTCCATCGGGCCTTTGTCGCCGGCCTTGAATGCCTGCAGCGCGTGCAAGAACTCGCGCACGATGACGGCCCAGGTGGTCTGCGGGCTGTAGGCGGTCCAAACGTGTGCGCCCACATGGCGCGGCGGAGAAAGCAGCCTGCAGCCCTGGCCATCGGTCCAGTAGTAGGTGCCGTCTGCCATGGCGTGACAGCGGTAGTTGCCGCAGTCGCTCACCCATATGCCGGCATCCCAGGTGCGCAGGTATTCGGCCTGCGTCATCTTGCCGTGGCAGTGCGGGCAGACGTGATGCACCGTGCCCTCGGGGTCGTGCGACTCCCACTTGAAGCCATGCTGAACGTCAGGCCCGCCCCAAGTCAGCGGGTGCTCAACGCCGCACCGCGGGCAGTCAACGTAGAACCGCATGCGCGCCTGCGCCGCCAGAAACCGGCGCTCGGTGTGGTCGGCGTGCTTCACGCGCGGGGTGCTGCCCACGATGGCCTTCGGCCAGGTCGCGCCCTCCAGCCGCTTCCACATCAGCGTCCAGGGGTCCGCGCTTTTCTCAATCTTCTCGTCGAAGGCGCTGAACTCGTCGGCGTAGAAGGTCTGCAGCGTCATGCGTCGGTAGTTGCCGGAGCTGGTGCCGCCCTTCATGAACAGGATCGACCCCAGGAACTTCTTCATGTTCAGGGTGTTGGCCTTGCTCTTGCGGATGTGGCTTGGAAAAACCGACTTCATGACCTTCACGTCGCGCAACATCGGCTCGACTTCAGCCTTGCAGAACTCGTCACTGTCCGCGTCGGTCGGCTGCCAGACGCACTGATTGCGCCGCTTGTGCTGTGCGCCGTAGGCAATGCTGGCCAGCAGCATCTTGGTGTTGTGTGTGGGGATCATTGCCCGGCCACACAGGAACAGGCTGTTCGGACTGTCCACCTGAATGCAGCGCACTGGCACCGGGTCAACCGGCGTCACGCTCACGATGCGGCGGCGGTGCGTGATGCTGGGCTTGGCCGCATCTTTCACCATTGCGGCCTTGCGCGCCAGCTTAAACGGGTTCATAGCAGGGGTGGGCTTGAAGTTCACCCGGTACTGCAGCCAGTGATGCGCCCGCCTGGGGTATCGCACGCGAATGGTGGACTTCATGCCCAAGCTACTAACCAGCTCGCGCACGCCCTCGGCCAGCACCTGGCTGGTGTTGTTGAACTCGGCACGCCCGCTTGCGCCCACTGTGCCGTCCGAATCCATCAGGCCGCGCAGCAGCTCCAGTCGGTCGCGCACGCTTGAGCGCAGGTAAAGGGATGGAATGTGCTTGTTGCCCAGCAGGCCCAAGCCTCGGAAAACCTTTGCCCACGGGCTCACGGCCTGCCGGCCGCCATCAGTGCCAAAGAAGTAGGTGACGTTGTTGATGTCGCGCTTGGTGTCGGGCTGAACAAACACTTCCACGCCCTCGGCGCGCACAAAGTCGGCGGTTTCAACGTCATCTTTGTGCTGCGTCACGCGCGGCGTCACGGAATGGCCATCGCCCAGCCACAGGCCCAGAAAATACGGCGGGATTGGCAGCTCTACCGGCTCGCAATCAAGCGGCTTGGCGCACGGCACGGCCAGGGAGGTGCGACCCCTGCTGGTGCGCTGCATGTTGTAAAGCTGTGCCGTATCCACTACGCCACTTTTGCGCGTCACTACGCCAGGGCGCGGCCTGCCGGTTCGGCCTGTGCCTCGCTCGCCATTGAGGTGCTCCAGCGAAACATCAGACTCCACAAACCAGCGGTGCCCAGCGTCCGCCACAATCTCGCTGTCGTCGTCAAACGCGATCTTGTAGCAGGCGTGGTCGGTGTAGACCTCCGATACGTACAGAACGTTGCAGCGCTGACCCTTCTCGTCAAACACCACGTCGCCCGCCACCATTTCGCCCATACGCTTCCAGCCGGCGGCGGTGACAATGGGAGTGTCGAGTGCGAGCGCATACCCCACCCGCGCGCTCTTGACCAGATCCACCTCTTGGATGTGGTCATCGCCCATCATGCAGAGCAAGCCGCGCTGGTACGGGAACGACTCCCAACGCTTCTCGCCTTGGCTGCTTTCGGCCGACAGGTAGAAATTGCGCTCGGCCCACTGGTGCAGGGTCAGCGGCTCGGGCGTCTTCATCGCCTCCATGCCGCGGGCGAC